GTGAAAAACATAATAATGTTTCTTAACAAAAAAATCATCCGTTGTATTATCATATAACTCCAAAACATAATCTTCCCTAACTTCAATCTTACCCAAATCAATATCCATAAATTCGGTTAAAAATTCATCGTGGTTTCCCCTAATCCATATAACCTTTGTTTTTTTTGATAACTTTAAAAGTTTTGTAATAACTTTTGTGTGAGTGTTCTTCCACTTAGAACCTCGTTTAAGCGCCCACCCATCAACAATGTCGCCATTTAATATTAATAAATCGGTGGGGTGAGAATCAATAAACTCAATAAACTCTTTTGCTTTTGAGTCCTTTGTTCCGAGATGCAAATCAGAAACAATTATTGCTTTATATTTCATATCCCACAAATTAATTTTGTAAGGATTATTAGTGTTGCGGCAGTTGATACAACAATAAACTCAAAATTAATATCTACTTTTTTTTTCATATCCAATAATTAAAATCCTGTTTAAAAAACTCATCGTTATTCCTATTCCACCAACACATAACCATAAGTTTTATCATATACCATAAACCTTTTTTCTCAAATCTTCTAGAAGGAGTATAAACAAAAAGATTCTCCACTCTAAATTTATTTGGTACAATCTTAGAACTAAGATGGTAGTCCTCGGCAATTTTATCTTCATTATTAAATCCATTTAATTTATTAAAGGTGTCGGTCTTAAACAACATAAATCCACCTAAAGCAAATGGTGTTGTTTTTGAACTAAACCATTGTATAACATTAAATATTTTATAAATCCAATCAAACTTACCATCTATTGTTTTAAACTTACAGGTCATCAAATCATACCTTCCTATTATCATTTTATTCAAACATTTAACAATTAAATCATCTTGTTTAATATGAATATCCGCATCCAAAAATAAAACATAAGGCGTCTTGACTAACTCAGCTCCTTTGTTTCTAGCAACTGATGGTAATCCACCACCAACTATCTTTATTTGTTCTTTATATTTTTCTTGGAATTCATTAAGTAAATTAATACTTTCTTTATCAGTAGATGAGTCCGCAATAATTATTTTGAACTTTTCGGTTTGACTTAAAATAAAAATGAGGGTCTCAATTATAAGAGAACCCTCATTTTTACAAGGTATCACTATTGTAATATTTTTATTCATCTAACATAAATATTACATAAAAAACTTAATAATTTTTTTTATATAAACTTAACGTTATAATAAGTTTGATTGTTAATTGGTTTTGAACAATAAATTAAAACTTTTAATCCTAAATTAATTCGATTTTGAATATTAGTTATTGTTTCATATTCATTGATTATATATGGAATATCATTATACCTTATATTGTTTGATTGAGTTATTAATATGTTCTCATTATCAATGATAGAATTTAATAAAATAATAGATTCGTCAACAAATTCTTTACTGTATAAAGAACTTTGTGTTTGTAACAAATAAGACATAGTATCTTGAAATCCTTGTCTCTTATAAAAATCTCTAGCAATACCAAGATTACTATTGTCCATAAAATAATTATCCTCTAATAAATCGATTATATTTGCCATACTATTAATATTAAAATGGGTGAGGACATACCTCACCCATCATATTTTATTTAATTAAAATGGTAATTCTGAATCGGTTTCAGAATCCATTTGTGGGTCACCGCCTAACATAACCTCAGAACTTGATGAATCACCAAACACATAACCACCCTTATCACTATCCCATCTTGGAGTTTCTCCACGGGCAATTGCTTCAAGATAATCTGTTTGTTTTTTAGAATAAACATCTCTCCATGTTAACTCATCCTTAAGCCACTCATCAGCCTGAGCTTTTTCAGTGTGTACAGGACTTGGGTCATCATACATAACCGTTTGTATAATTGTATAATCCTTACCTTTTGGTGTTTTAGCTTTCGCCAATTCGATGATTAAATCTCTACCTTTTTCAGGGTCAGTAACATCACCTTTAGCTCTCCAAATGGGAATGATTTTATCAAGAACACCTTCGTTCTTATAATTGTGCTTGAAACGCCAGAACTTAACACCTTCTTCAGGTTTATCTCTGTCAATAACTTTAACAATATAGAACTTACGCGACCTATATTGACTTGCTAATTGTTTATCCGATTCTTTACCTGTGGATATTAATTCTTCGTAAACTTCGTTGAGGGGTGAACGTTCGTTGTCGTTCTTTGCTGGGTCATAAATTTTATTCCATTGACCTCCTACCTGTACTTCGTGGAACCACGCTTCTACAAATGGTGAACTACCATCTTTGGTTGGTAAAATTCTAATTCTCTTCTGTGCTGAATTTTGATTTTGCGGGAGAATCGCGGCGAAGTATTTCTTCATCCTCTCTTCCTGAGACATTTTATTACCTCCTGAACCGCTTGACTGTTTTGATTTTTCGTACTGTGCTAAGACTGAATCTAGTGTTGACATCATAATTTAAGTTTTATTTAATTTTATTAATAACTAAATATAAACTCAATTAACGTCTTTGTCAAATTAAATTCCAAAATTTTTATTTGGTCCTTCAGGATTAAATGATGTTCTTATATCTGACGGTGAAAAATTATCAACATCATCTGTAGTTAAAACATATTCATTTTTTCCCGTTTTTTGCATGTCTTGTTCTTTGTCTACAAAGAAATCAGTTAGTTTTTGATTATATGGACCAGAATCCAAACTTCTTAATTCAAGTTTTTCTTGTGGTGTTTTAGGACGAGTTTTTTCTATGGTAGCTTCTAATGAATTTATTTTATTAACTAAATTATCCATTTCACCTAACTTAGATTCTAATCTTTCAATATGAGCAAATAATTCTTCAAAATAATCATCTTGTTTTTTAGCAATTTCTTTTTGGCTACTAACTAATTCAGTCACATCCAACTCTTCAGTATCTTCATCACCTTCTTTATCTTCAGATTCTCCCTTATTATCTATTTTTTCAACGTCAGGGTCATTTTCAACATCAACAGGTGTTGGTTCATCTCCTGCAGGTGCATCTCCTCCTGCCGCTGGCGGCGGTGGAACATCTCCTCCTGGTGGAGGCGGTACATCACCCGCTGGCGGCGGTGGAACATCTCCTCCTGGTGGCGGTGGTGCGTCTTGTTCCATAATGTACTTATTTATAGTACGATATCTATTTAATTCTTCTATTATTTTTTTATCTATTGACATGACTTAATCGTTTAACAATTGTTTGACACCTGAAACAGTTTCAACTCTTACTTTTTTATTTTTAGACATTATATCATCTACTCTTTCAATTAAACCATCTTTCATTCGGATAGTATAACAATCACCTGTATCCAAGTCACAAACTTGTTTACTTCCATCACCTAAATCTTTTTCTGTTGTTCTTGTGTTTTTACCTAAGTAATTATCCAAAATTAATTTTGCACTCATAATATTTTTATTATAAATATCTAACTTTAATGAAAATTTCAATTTTATTAAAATCCTATAGTTGGATTATTAGCAATCTCTAAAGCCGTTTCAACTATTTTATATAATTCATTATAACTTTCAACATTATTATTTTTTAGGGCATTATATTCATTTATTGTTAAATTATTATTCCAATATCTAGTATATGCCTCAACCATGCTAGATGGAGTGTTATTAATCTGTGGCGATTTTGCACCCCATCGATATTCTAAAAATTTACACATATTTTGAATAGTATCAAAACAAGCATATGGTTGTGATTCTCCTTGTCCATCTATTTGACATAAAAATTCTTTTTTTAGTTGTCCTGTTAGTTTATCACCAGGCCAAGCCGAATTATTTGGACCATAATTTAATCTCGTACCTGAATAGTTGTTATTCCAACAAACAAATTCATTAGAATTATAAGAATTAAGATATACTGTAACAAAAGAGATAATTTTAGTGATTTTTGGATTACTTCCGCCCGTTATAGTTGCTTTTATAGTATTAATCATATCTTGAAGATTAATTCTATTTTCACTTTGTGTCGCAGTACTAAATTTAAGTGTTTTACTATAAAGTGATGGTATTTTACCACTACAATTACTTGTTACAGTATCTATTTTTTGTAAATTACTAGTTTGTGAATTAACCGCATTTGCATTATTAGTTTGAGTCGCACCAACACTATTAGTACTAACACCTTGTTTAAGTTTATTACTTATTTCTGTAAGTAATTCTTTAGTTAGTGTTTGTAAATAATTATCTATTTTTGGTAATGCGAATATTTGTTGTCTAGTTCCTCTGAATGTTGTTTCAAACTTACCAGGGGTAATGTTATGTTTAACACTTGTAATATAGTACGGACCGTAAAACATTGGGACATATCTCAAATTAAAATACATTGTAGGTTGTATCATAACATTACCCATACACTGTACTTGAGCTTCATATGACCTTTTCTTATAAAAATCCCATAACGAAACATTCTGAGTCGCACTGTTTCTACCATTTGCTTGGTTTATAGTATTATTTAATTGAGCTAAGGATTCTGAGGTTTCTTTTCCTAAATTTTGTGAAACATCAAAATGATGAAATATATTTTGATTTCTAATTCCAATATCAACATTAAACGCAACCACTTTATTAGATAATCCCCAATCTTGTTTATTATTTAAATTATCTAATAATGGTGACTCACTAGACCTTCTTAATTCGAAAGAATCATTTTTAAATCTATTTGTTGTGTTTTTTCCTGTATCAGTATGTTCACTACCAACAGCAGAATATGTACAAACCAATTTTGGTGATGAACTTCTTGTATCAACATTTAAAAAAGTACCAAATAAATTATTCCCAAATTCGAGAGTACCTTCAGTTTTAGGTATATTATCTTTTTGAACTTCCTGAACATTATAATAATTAATATATCCAGGATGCATTAAACAAGTAAAATGATGTGTTCCTAATAAAGAACTTATATAACTAAAAACAGACGCCGCCTCATTCATATTCGCAAATAAGTTTCTAGTCTTAATTGGGTCTATATAAATTTTATCACCGATATTTCTATTTGCCCTATCTAATAATAGAACATCTTCCATAAATGTTGTTTGACTATAATCATACCCCGCAATCCAAGTATCATTTAAAGCCTTAAATGATTCCCATAGTTCTAATGGTGTTTGTTCTCCTTGTAATGCCTTTACCTTTGGAGATTCATCAACAATTTCAATATTTGGTAATTCTTTTTGTAATTTTGTAAAAAGAGAATTAAATACTAAGTCGGTAAATTTTTTATTTTTTAATAAAAAATTGTCGATTGATTTAATAAACTTTTTATTATTATAATTTGGGTCTATTTTTTTTTGTGTTGCGTATATTTTAATTAAAGGTGCTAAGATTTTAACTGAATCAGAAGTAAACTCAATATTGTTATCCACAAAGAAATCTGTTATAGTACTACCACTATTTGTATATCTTATACCATCAATAGTCGAAAATCCAACATAAGATTGTAAATCAGTCCATACTTGCGGA